CACAGGCAGTTGCCATGAAGGACTTGTGGAATCGGGTGTATGCCAAGGTCGAGCATATCGCACAGAAGTTGGCTGATCCGAAAGCGATCTTCCGTGACAGCATGATCGACAATGCCCGTGACCTGTGCGAGTTGTTGCCGAGACTTAACTTTGCTGATGACCCGCAACTAGAGGTGCTACGCACCGAGATTGAAGGCAAGTTGCTTAAAAATCCTGAGATTCTGCGATTGCATCCGGAGATACGCCGCGATACTGCGGCTGAAGCCAAGGCAATTATGGACAAAATGTCCGCAATCATGGGAGGTATGTGATGGCTAGTATTCCATTTCCGAAAGGTGGTTGTGTTGTGGAGCCGGTAACCCCTACTCCGCTTACCCCACAGCGTAAAGCCAAGATCGAACTGCGCCTTGCCAAGGCTAGAACCAGTCTTGTGCTTGAGCATCCGTTCGTTGGCAGTATCGCACTCAACATGCCTAACATTATCGACCAGTCCATACCGACTGCGGCGACCAACGGCAAGTGCATCAAGTACAACCCTGACTTCGTTGATACTTTGAGCGATGAGGAGTTGAAGTTCTTGGTGGCACATGAGTGCTTCCATCCCATGCTTGAGCATCCCTTCCGACGCAGGGAGCGCGACCCACGCAAGTGGAATCAGGCAGGTGACTACGTTATTAATCAACTACTGACCGATGAGCATATCGGCAAGATGCCCCAAGGTGGACTGCTTAATAAGTCTATCTATGATGCAGGTGGCGGCAGCACCGATGGTATCTATGACATTCTGCCTGACAACCCCGACGGTGATGACCCGCTTGATGATTGCCAAGACGGTGAGGGTACACCTGCCGAGGTTGAACAGGCACGAGCCGAGTGGAAGGTGAAGGTTGCACAGGCTGCACAAGCAGCCAAGATGATGGGCAAAATGTCTGCCAATCTTGCAAGGCTTGTCGATGAAGTGTTGCAGCCCAAGGTTGACTGGCGTGATGTGCTTCGTCGCTTCATTGATAAAGCCAAGACCGACGAGCGTACATTCGCTCGCCCCAATCGTAGATTTATTCAGCAGGGATTGTATCTGCCTACGATCAGCGGCGAGGCTATGGGCGAACTTGCATTTTGTATTGACATGTCAGGATCTATTGATCAAAAGACTGCTGATCAGTTCGCTGCTGAAATGCGTGTTGTCTTTGAGGATTGCCGCCCACTCAAGATTCACACCATCTTCTTTAGTCACGAGGTATGTGCCTACGATGTGCTTGAGCGTGACGGTGAGTTCAAGTTTGAACCCCGTGGCGGTGGCGGTACTGCGTTCAGCCCATGCTTCAAGTACATGGAGGAAAACAATATCAGCCCTGTGGCTTGCGTGTTCTTGACTGACTTGTGTTGTGATGACTTCGGCCCTGCATCTGACTACCCCGTGCTGTGGGTTAGCACAGAGAAACGCGAAGCGCCGTTCGGTGAAGTTGTTTTGATGTAATTATTACGGAGGTAACTACGATGGCTACTGTACGATTTTCCGAGGATTTGATTCACAAGATTGCCAATAACGCCAGAGACACGTTCGGCAAGCGTTATGTCGAGGCTGGCAAGTTCCCCGATGACATTGGGGATAGGCTCTATAACTTCATGTTCAAGGACTACATCGACAAGATGAATGCCTTGCCGCCCGAGTTCTTTGATCGTTTTACCGAATTTACTATTAACCGATTCGGCACGGTCACCTTGCAGCACACGTTCAAACTTACTAATGCACGAGGATTTCCCGAAGGTTATCCCGCTAACTCAAACGTCAAGAAGGGTTGGCGCACTAATGAGTTGCATTGTCAGACGGTAGATGACCCCGAGTTCTATGAGTTTGAATCGTTGTTCATAGCACGAGCAGACAGACTCCGTGACTTGGATCAGCAACGTGATAAGTTTGTGAATGGCGTGAATGAAATTTGCTGCAAGTTTACTACGCTTGCCCCTGCACTCAAGGCATGGCCTCCGCTTTGGGACTTGCTGCCACAGGCTACCAAAGACCGTCACCTTGAAATAACTGAACGCAAGTCTGCTGCTGCCAAGACAGAAGAACTCTTGAGCGAGATTGACTTGAGTTCGATGACTGCCAATGTGGTCGCTAGCAAGTTGGTGCGCTGATGAAAACAATTATCCACGTAAACCAACACAGAATCCGACGTAACTTAAAGCAGGGGTCGAAAGACCCCGTGCTGACCGTCAAGACCTATAACTCAAACCAGTATGCCCATGAGGTTGATATCCGTGGGCCGTCAAGGATTGTGTATTCACCAGACAAGCCGCTCTCTTGCGGCGCAAGGGTATGGATTGAAACTGAAGCAAGGGTGGATACGCGATGACCCGCGACGAAGATGATTCAGCAGCGTTGCATGAGCAGCGACAACAGGAACTTCAACTCAAGGAAGAGTTGGAGCGAGAACTTAACGGAGACGAATGGAAGTTACTTGAGTTGCAGTTAGAAGATTTAATGCGTGAATTCTTTAGGAGAGATAACAAGTGACATACTACAATCAAGCAGTACTTAAAACTTACAACGACGCCAAGGATTACTTCAGTAAAGCCAAGAGTCCTAGCAAGGGTCGACCACTTAATTCGTGGGGGCGACTCTATCAAGTTGGCGATGAGTATATCGTCCGAGTGAAAACAATGAACGTTGCCAAGTTTACACCTGATAACAAACTGGTGTTTATTGTTAGCCCCAAAGACGCCCGATCTTACGGTCAGACTTTGAGCAGCAGTTTGCACCGTGCCATCCCAATCCTCTGGATGCGTACAGGTATGCAACGCTACCGACTGCAGCATGTCGTCAATGCAGAACTTAAGACTGCACCCGAGTTGTTCGATGGGTTGACGTTTGACTTGGCTACAGGTAATGCTGTCAATGCTCGTAAAGATTTGAAAGACTCCGTGATTCCAGATAGGCGCACCGAGTGGCTTCGCAAACTTCGTAAGTTTAAGCGTGGTATTTCTGTGCGTCAGAGGATGGGTGTCTTTGATGGGTATATCAAAGAAGTCTATGCTGACCCCAAGAATGCATATGCTAAACGTCCCAACTGGAACGACGAAAGCACTCTTGACATGTTATACAATGCGATCAACAACGAGGACTTCCCGCCTAATTTACTTAAAGCATTTGTTCATCCGTCTCATATGTTTGGTTGGGGAAGAATTCCCGAGAGCAAACAGGTTTTGAAAGTTGTGGATAGTCTTACCAAAGAATATAGTGTTGAGTTGCGTAAAAAGTTTGGTGTGTTTGAAATACAGGAGAAAGCAGCATGAGCAAAGAAGCCAAGATCACCGCCCTTCTTGAGAAGGGTTTGGGCGTCAACGATATAACCAAGCGGCTCAAGGTTCCCGCAGGGTACGTCTATACGGCACGTTGGAAAGCCAAGAAGAAAGCGAAGCATAAGAGTACACATTCAAGAATCATTCAAGATATTTACCAGATGAAGAAAGCATTGAACGTGATTGAGGAAAAGAAAGCCGATCCCGTCAATCATCCTCCGCACTACCAAGCAGGTGGCATTGAGACTATTGACTTCATCGAAGCCAAGGATCTGAACTACCGCCTTGGCAACGTGGTGAAGTACGTGAGCCGTGCCGGTAAGAAGAACTTCGATCCTATTGAGGACTTGGAGAAAGCCCTGTGGTACTTGCAGCGTGAAATTAGTGCGAGAAAGAACGCATGATCTACTGGTTCAAGCGGGCATACCGTGACTGGAAGTGGCGCAGACTGAACGAGTGGGCGCACGTACCACCGCCAGAGTGGGCAGCAAAACGTGGATGGAGGGACTACTGGTGAAGATAGATACTGAATCTCCCGCTGGCGCATGGCGCAAAGAGTGGGACGCAAGGTCACATACACCACAAGAGTACATTGAAAAGATACGGGAACTTCGTCAACGCAATAAAGAATATCTGCGTGAGATTGAGGACTTAAAGCGTGTCATTGAGAATCTTAAGGAAGAACTTGTTGTGCTTGACCGATTAATCTACAGGAGCAATCGATATGAGACAGACTGAATACAAGTACGACCGTATGCAGGACGAGATAAACTCGCTGCAAAGACAAATCTTGAACATGGAAATTGCTGAAGAAAAAAGAAGGTCCGAGGACTTGATGTTTTTACTTATGGCATTCCTTGTCGGCATGTGCATAGGCATAGCCCTTACCATGGTACTCAACAATGCTTAATCACGACGATACTGTAATGGCCGCGCACTTGGTACGTGAACTGCGTGGGTGGGCAAAGAACGAAGTCAAGGCTGGTATGGCTGAATGTATGCTCGAAAGCGCAGCCATCCTTGAGAAGTTTATGGACGAGCGCAGACAGATGGAGCAGTTCATTTCAGAACGCGAGTGGCTGCACCGTGAAGGGTAATTTCCACGTTACGCAAACTCATATTGGCGGCCCACAAACTATAAGCGTAAAGGGCGACAGCAGAACCTTAACTTTCAGAGGTGAAAACAACACCGTTGAATCTATAACTGCTGCTGACATAAAGATGTTCAAAGATATGTGTGGGTTACTTGAGTACATAACCAAGGTTGATCCTAAGTTTGCAGAGTATGCGATTGCATACGAAGCATCAAAGAAGGTAGTCAAGTAATGGATGTAATTACGATTGACTTCGAAACTTATTACGACAAGGAGTACAGCCTCAAGAAGATGACGACTGAGGCGTACATCAGGAACCCGCTATTCCAGATCATAGGCGTGGGCGTAAAGATCAACGACGGGCCGACCGACTGGTATAGCGGGAACAACCCCGAGAAGTTTTTGTCATCGATCGATTACAGTAAGTGCGCGATACTCTGTCACAACACAGCGTTTGACGGAGCCATACTCTCATGGCATTGCGGAATCAAGCCGAAGTTTTGGCTTGACACTTTAAGCATGGCGCGTCCGCTGCATTCTGTAACTGTTGGCGGTAGCCTTGCTGCCCTTGCTACGTACTACGAACTTGGCAAGAAGGGTGATGAGGTTATCCATGCCGAGGGCAAGAGGCGCGAGGACTTCACCGACGCAGATATGGAACGGTATGCGAGATATTGCATAAACGATGTAGACCTGACTTACGAATTGTTCCAGAAACTCAAGCGGAAGATACCGCTGTCCGAACTTATGGTCATCGACCAGACCATCCGTATGTATACGGAACCTTGTATCCAGTTGGATACGATGATACTTAAAGATCACTTGCTTGATATCCGAAAGAAGAAGCAGGACTTGTTACTGTCGATCAGCAGTAACCTTGACGACGCATTATCTACGCTGATGAGCAACGACAAGTTCGCGGAGATCCTTCAGCAGCATGGCGTTGAACCTCCCAGGAAAGTAAGTGCAAGGACAGGTAAAGAAACTTGGGCGTTTGCCAAGACAGACAAGGGCATGACCGACCTGCTTGATCATCCAGACGAATATGTACAGGCGCTTGTCGGTGCTAGGCTCGGCGTGAAGTCGACAATCGAAGAGACCCGAACGCAAGCATTCATTGACATATCAGAGCGTGGTGCGTTGCCCGTCATGCTTAATTACTATGGTGCTCACACGGGCCGGTTCAGCGGGGGCGATAAGATCAACCTTCAGAACTTGCCCTCCCGTGGTAACAATAAGATTCGCCAAGCACTCAAGGCTCCCAAGTACAGCAAGATAATTGCCTGTGATTCCAGTCAGATCGAAGCACGGCTGGTCGCGTGGCTTGCAGGACAGGATGATTTAGTCCAAGCCTTCCGTGAAAAGCGGGATGTGTACTCCGAGTTTGCAAGCGAGGTTTACGGTCGCACCATTACCAAGGCCGACAAGGT